TTTGTTGTTTTTGTTTCAAATTTAATAGATTTGTGACTTAACCGCTTGTCTATTCTCGCCATTGGCGAAAAGAAGGATTCGAACCTCCGTATACTGTAAACACTTTCCGTTTTCCCTTTGTATTTTATCCAGCAATTACTTGCCGGAATTTTGTGGGGAGAGCAGGACTCGAACCTGCAGATTCTTGATTTCAATTCAATTGCTTTACCGTTACTGTAAACACTTTCAAGTTCTCTCTGTAAGGAGAGCAGTGAGATAGTATTTGTTGTTTTTTGTTTTGCTATCTCCCCATATTAATACTATGTTAAAGAACATTTAAAAAATTAAGGTGGCGCAGACCTATATGTGGCTGTCTTTGTCCTGTCATTGCATCAGGACCACTCAATTACGGTTGACTTAACAACTACTACCTTTCGGCATTTCGGCATTTCGAAATCTTAATTTCAAATAACTTAGAAGAAATTCGTTGGTTTTGTTTTCGTAGTTTTTCATTTGCTGTAAAATTTACTGTAAAAACCACCAGTTCTTCTATTTGTAGCGGGGGATGGATTCGAACCACCGACCTTGACGTTATGAGCGTCACGAGATACCACTTCTACTACCCCGCAATATAAGGTAAAAGGATAATTCGTTTGTTATTTTTGTTTTTAACAATCCGGTTTTGACACCGGAACATTCTGCTTTGAAGGCAAACACTCTACTTTGAGTTAATTGTATACTGTAATAACGAACAGTTTCCTTTTATGTTTTAAATCTTTTTAAAGAACAATGTCCCTTTGGACGATGCAAACATACAACACTATTTTTTAATATGCAAGTATTTTACAAAAAAAATTAAAAATATTTTACTAATCGTCTGGGATTATAAATACGCAATGTTTTAAAAAAAGACGAAAATTTTATAATTATTTTCATTCTTTTTTGTTAACACAGTCATTTACACGCAGTTTGACGAGGTAATCGTGTAGATGTTTTTGTGCCGGACTTACTTCATCGGGGTCACGATTTAATTTTTTTTCTGCTTCAATTAAATTAAATTTTTCTGTTTCAGTATAGATTTTTTTCACCGTTGGCGTGATTTCAGTCTTAATTTCTTCATGTTTTACCGCTTCAATGCTTCCATCTAATTCCAATATTGGCTCTACATTCTTATTTACACCATCATTTACACCCTCAGTTGCTCCCTCATTTACACCATCATTTATTACATTTTGCTTATTCCATTCAGTATTTTCTCCACTATTTTGCTTATTCCATTCAGCATTTTCAATAGGTTTGTCTTCAAGTTCAAAAGTATCTTCATTTTTGTCTTTTACAGTATATTCCGGTTTAATTACACTAATATTAGTTTCAGGTTCGGGTAGTATTACAGTATATGGTGGGTCTACAATATTATTTTGTTCCATAAATTTTTTACGCATATCTCTCTCCAACGGGTTTTCCGGAACTTCAGGCATAGCAGTACTTATAATAGTATGCATTCCAATTCCCCTTCCATGCTCTTCAATTTTTCTTGCATTTTCTTCAATTACCTCATCAGTAAGTTTTTTCCTATTCTGATATGCTGCACCGCCAACATATCTGTCATCCTTGATAATGATTTGCATTGTATCATTATTGAATATACAATCTTTGAATGTCTGACCGTCTTGTGCAAACCTTGCTTTAATAATACGGATATTTGCAAGACTTGCTTCTTTTTGGTCCGGAGTTTTAGCTACTGACATAAAGAAGTGTGCTTTTTGTAATCTTTTTATATTACCGCCAGATTGATGCGCTTCAACAAGTTCGGCATCAAAGCCACTACGATTACTTTGAATAGCAGACCAGCATGGAATATCCAAATCACTTGCAAGTGCTTCAAATGACTTAACAATCACAAGTTCGGCTTCATTTCTATCCATAGTTCGCTTGTGCGATTCAAGACAATCAAGATAATCAAGCACGAGAATATCAAACTTAAATCCCCATTTTTTCTGTTCTCTGAGGATATAATCTTTAACATCACGCATAGTGGTGTCTTCTTGACTGAACTTCTTAATGGTTAATCTACCCGGACCTAATTCATTATTAATGTGATATTGAGATTTTTGCAATGCCAATTCGTGTTGTTCATCAAGTTGGCTTAAAGGAATTTTAGTCCAAATAGTGACATGTTTTCTTTGAATTTGTGGCTTAGTATCTTCGAAAATGACTTGTAATACATTATAATTATTTTCACGTGCAGTATTAGCAATTTTTGTAAGTAAAGTTGTCTTACCGACTCCGGATGGAGTCAAGATTAAGCCAATTTCACCTTTACCAAGTCCACCGCCAGTCAAGTCATCAATAACAGTAACTCCGGTAGGTATTGTTTTACGAAATTCTTTTGTTAATGCAAATTCAAGTCCTTCAATAACATCACTTCCACAATCTTCCTCAATACCGATAGTTGCGATTTTCTGCACTTTTTCCTCAAACTCTTGAAGAAAAAATTTACTTTTTATATCACCATTTTTTACTTTTATAAGAATAGTTTCCCCTAACTTACGTATTTCTTGTTGTTTAATAAATTCATTGGTTGACTTTTGAACAGCCTCACCATCATGCATTAGTGATTGATTAAGAATTCTTTCGTTCCATAATTTTATTCTTTCAATCACAGCAAAAAGTAATTCTTCTTCTATTTGATTACCGGGAGTTTTAAACTCATTAATTGCTTGAACAATGCTTTGATTTTGAAGATTTGGTGCTTTTCCATATGCCTTAACATATTCAAGCATAATAAGAAACAACCTCTTGATGTTTGGGTCATCAAAATATTCTACCGCTAAGATTGGTATTGTTTTTTCGGCATATTCTGGTTCAACCAGTAATTGCCACATTAATTTTTGTTGAAATTCCGGACCTTTATATGCCGTTAAGGTATTTTCTGTTTGTTCGCTCATTAAAATGTATGTGTTAAGAAATAGAGGTCACTGAAAACTATCAGTAACCACCTGTATTAATACCCCAACTATCGTCTCATTTTTCTGAGCAGTTCTTCCCGTTTTCCGGTAGAAAGTTCTCTGATTTGATTGATTGACATGCCTCTGATGTTAATCAAGTCATAATCATCCCACATATTTTTAATATCATTCCCTTTGATTTTTGTGAAGATATCGCCAGTAATTTCTCTTACAGCATCGACAACATCAACTGAATATCTTGCAACCGGATTGAAACCATCAACATAGAACAATCTTTCTACGATAGGATTTTCGTTAATATAGAAACCGATTTTGCACTCTACACCCCTTATTGTTTTTTCTTCAATCTGCTGAACAATTGCTTGTGGAGTATATTTCAAATCGTTTTTGTATCTCTGTGGATATGAATTAATCAAATCCTGGGTATAGTGATATAAATCATAATAGGTATTACTACCACAATCCAACATTATATCATACTTGCTTTTTGAAAGGGTTTTTTGCAATTTAGTAATTGCACGTGGAAGAATATCCCGGATGTCTATGGAATATCTTGTGAAAGGGTTGAACTTATCTGCTTCAAAAATTTTCTCACACAATAATACACTACCTTGAGTCAAGGTGAATCTAAATGTATTGCTGTATTCTTTTTCGTTCATGGGGTTTATTTTTAATTGTTAATACTATGTTACAAATATAATGTGAATATGCCAAAGATGAAAGACTTTTTTATAATTTAGTTTTATTATTTTTATTATATTCCTTAAGTAATTCTTTCTCATGCTCAATAACTACGTAAAAGGGTTCAGCATAATTTGGAAAAGTGCCCGTATATATGGTGAGAAACTCATCATCCTTCATCATATCAATCAAATTTTTACTTCCTCGGTTTGTTGGGTCAAGTGGTGCTTCAAGTTGAAGCAATTCTTCACGTGCTTGGGTGTTTAAAAATGGTTGACGGAGATTAACTAATTTGTGATTCATTATAAGCCTGTCAACATTAGCCAGAAGATTTTCAAATACTTTTAGTGGTTTTTCGCCATTTGCTATTCGTTCTTTATTAATTCTATCGGCTTCATGACAAATTTCTCTCACAGTGAATTTTTTATAACGCATGTCAGGAAAGTATTTTATCAGAGTATCTTCCCCAATACCTTTAATTCCAGGTACGTTATCCCCTTTATCACCAGTAATGATTTTAATTATTAGTGCATTTGTATAGTGATGACCAAACTGTAGAGAATAGTTTGCTTTTGTGATTGGCATATCAATGTTTGCGAATAGTATTGTAATATTCAAATCCAATAATTGTGAAAAGTCCCGGTCATTCGTATAAATATAAATTTCTTCTTTGCTTTCATACTGCATGCAATAAGCTGCAATAATATCATCTGCTTCGATATCGTCAACCTCAATTTGTCTCAAGAATAATTCTTCTGCATATGATTTAATTCTTTGTCTCTGTATTAAAATGGATTCTTCCTTTTCCTCTTCCCGTTTAAATTCGGCTTCGCTTAATTCAATTTTTTGATGCCAACTTTTGTTTTTACGGTTGGACTTATACGCTGCGTCAATTTGATGCCTTGCGACACCACCGTTTTGACCGTCCCAGACTAAAACGACTTTATTGATTTTATGTGCTTTTATTAATTTGCGTACAGTTGTGAGGAAGGAATATAAGCCACCAATATGTCCAAACTTACTGGTATGCACATCCTTTGCCCCGTTGAATGAGCGTTTCAGAAGATAGGAAGAATCCACTAAAAGAGTTCTGATTTTCATTTATTCTGTTAATTCGAAAGAATCCATTAATTTACCACTCTCATCTTCAATTCGAACACCGGATTTAATATCATCCGCACTTAGTTCT